AAGATATAGATTACTGATTGCAGAATTCGTCTGCACGTAATAAATCATATCGTTGTTTATCGGTGTCCAGCTTTGCGGTGTTTGTATAAATGAAATTGCCATTATTTTGCTTCTAAATTTTTGCTTGTGTTTATAATTCTAACCACATCTCTTTTTAATGCTTTAGCCATATCACGAACCAAGTCATCTTTATTATCGTTAACAGCATCACTCAAGAAATCAGTTCCTTTTGTTCCGTACTTAGCAATTTTACTTGCTATCTTATAGGCAGTAGCATCTAATATTGATACTTTCTTTTTGCCCATTAAAACTTTCTTTTTGCTTTGGCTAATTAACGTTCCTTCACGTTTATAACCACGAGCAGTCGTTCCTCTATCATCAAGCCTTAATTGCTTGTCTTTAATCCATTGAATGATTTTACTTATTGGTGGTCGCTTACCTGGTCTTCTACCTTCATCGACCCATTTCCAATAATCAAGCATTCTTATCTCAATCGAGTAAACACCACCCATAAATTCTACCGGTGTAACTCGGATGCTTTCTGATAATTCACCAGATGCATTACTGTCTTTGTTGTATTTATTAGAACGTAAGTTCTTTTCGGCAGCTTGTGCAATTCTCGTAGCATAAGTAACCAATACGTTCTCTACATCGTTGAATTTAACCGAAGTTGATAGTACTGCTCTACTTTGACCGAAATTGCTTAAGAAACTATTATCTGCCATTCTTTTTGTTTATTCTATCTATCTGCTCTTGCTCGTTCTTTCTTTTATCTTTCAAATACGCCAGATCATTCAATGCTTGTATGATTGGCAATTTCCAAACTCTTTCTAATTCAATTCCCTCAAAGTCTTTAATAAGTTCTGCGTTGTAAAACCAGCCCCATCTTGCTTCAAAGGTTTCAGTATTTCTCTCAATTTCTCCTTCGTTGCCTTCTTCTCCTTCAATATTTGTTTGACCGAATAACGAACTGTAACTTCTGTTAAGTCGTTTATAAGTTTCCAAAAAAAAACCGCAGTATTATAGCAATCTGCAAAATTCGCTTTTAGCATATCACTTGCAACCTCATTGTGCTTTATATCTCCATATTCACCAACAATTTCTCCACCATACCAATTTTTATGTATAGGTAATGCTAATGAAGCCATAATCATATTTAGATTAGGAACAATACCTCCAGTAGCGTTACAAAATGTTGTGAAATCAACATATTGACCATAATCAATTCTAAAGGCATCCAAAGACATCAAATAGTATTTACCATTTGCTTGTATTTTTTGTTTTAACTTACCTTCTATTTTACCTATATGAAGAAAATCGATTGAACCTGAATAATGTTTCAATTCCTGCATTGACATTTTATTCAATTCATCTTCGGATATTTCGTTTATAATTGAAATCAATTTAACGTCTTTGTCTAAATCCGTAAGATTTTCATCGTGGATAATGCTATACATTAGCTGATAGTCCTCAACTGTGATATTATTCCAATGCTTCATACTAATTAAATATAAGTCAATAAAAAAAGGAGCATACCGGTAATACGCTCCTCTTGTTGTTCGAAATGAATGATATAGAAGTCATTACAAATATATTATTTGTTTGTGTGTTCAAAGTACCAATCGTGCAGATTCTTATCAACAAAGCCACTACCGTCATCGTCTTTTCGAAACTTCTTCCAATCAGGCGAAACTGTCAACAATCCACCATCGTCAATATAATCACGAATGTATTGCTTAAATGCTTCTTGGTCTTTCTTAGCTATCTCTTTAATAGCAATTACTTGACCTGGTTTTAATTTATCAAAAAATTCGTAGGCAAGTTTTTTAATGTCGTTCATTGCCTAAATATATTAAATGATTGCGTATTTACCAAGAGATTGCGATTTGATGAATATCTTGTTAGCTAAAGCTAAAGCACAAACAGCGTCATCGTGCATTCCATCCGGTGCCGAATACTTAACACCTCTTGGCGTGTAAACATACTCGAACATCGATAACTCGTCAACGATAGTACCATCAGGATAACTTATCGAACCTTGTTGAATAGAAGTTACAAGACCTTCCATTAGTTGTTGCTTAGAAGTGCTTGTGAATTTAAATCCTTCGATTAAATAATCTTCTCTTTGTAGTTCTTCCACGATTGGGTCACCTACACCAGTAGCGTCAATAACTTTTGGAACTTTGTCCAAACGTAAGATACGATGCTTTGTGTCACTCCAATCAGACTGAAAACGGTCAAAATAACAAACGCACCCATTGCTATCAAGACCAATAATGACAGTATAGTCGTAAGACTTAGCCAAGTCAATACCATAACAAGTAGGGTTGTTTTGCGATATGCTCGTAATGTTTTGCCGAATAAAGTCAATCCCGAAAGGGTTTGCTGCATTTTCTGCCGGATTAGCAAGGTACTCTTGCTCAAACGCTGCCTTAGGTAACGAAGCACGAGCCTCATCAACCTCTGAACGTAAAATAAATGGATTGTCATATGTTGTATATTTAAACGATTGCCAATCTCCTTCGTTTCGCAAATAAAGCTGGTAGAAGAAGTCTTTGCCTCTTGGTGTTGATATGAATAGTGCTTTACCTTGAAAGTCCGTTAGAGTTGGTCTAATTGCATTATTCCAAGCGTTTTGCAGATCTGGTATGTATGCTGCTTCGTCAATGATTACGTTATGCAATCTAAGACCACGAAAGTTATCAAGTCGTTCACCAGTAAAGAAACGTATTTCACCACCGGTAATGAACTTGAAAGTCAAGTCTGAACGATTAGCTTGAGCAATCTCGCTTGGGATTATCTTTGCTATCTCATCGAAGAAAACTTTTGCAAGTGAATACGTTGGCGTTACGTAACCAGTTATACGACCTGCTAAAGCCTCTGTGATTGAAATGTTTTTAGATATTAAAGACTTACCCCATCTACGACCACACATAAGAACTCTGAAACGAGCCTCGCTTTCAAGAACAGATTGTTGACCTTCGTGTGGCTTATTTAATGCTATCTGAATTTGCATCTTTGTAAACTACCTCGATTTGCATTCCACCTGAAGCATTCAAGTCGACTTGCTCTTTAGGTTTGCCATATACTCTTGTAAGTAACGTTTCGATAGAATATAAGCTACCCTTCTCGATTGACTTTCTGATTGCTGATGCAACGGTCTTTTCCAAAACAGTAGCTTGTGGATTGTTGTACACATCTTTTAATTCTTCTATTGTCATTGACATTAATACTTGAATAGCATCGTTAACTTCACTTGCTTTGTATCCTTGTTCTTTCAATGCAGATACATACTTGCGTGGTCTTCCACCTTTGTTAATCCTTTCTGGATTTGTATGAAAGCCTTGACCTTGTATATTTTTAGGATTTGCCATCGTAGTTTTTTCGTTGTTATCTACCTTGACCTCTATATCTCAACTTAACACTTTTGTGTTTATTCAAACGCTTCTTTGCTTTATCGGCTTTACGTTTACCAAATGATACTTTTATTGCAACGCTTGTTGTTTTCTTAGCCATTATGATTTATTAAGTTCTGTAAAATATCCGTGAATTAATTTAAGATAATCAATATGTTGTTTTCTATCTCCGAACTCTAAGTGATGTTCACGACAAACTGCCATCAAGTTATCTATTGTATCTTTAGATTTATTGCCACCCATACCACGTGCATCAATGTGATGAATATCTACTGCTCTTGCACCGCATATCTCGCAAGGAATAAAGTCATCTTGACAATACCCAAAGAAAGACATATAGATTTTAGTATGCTTCTTCATTTTACTTTCATTATCACATTATACTCATCGCACAAGTTTTGTAGCTTCTCGCTTAACTCGATATAGGTTTCGTTTGTAGCTTCTATTGATATTTTAACGAATGATTGTTCTTCCAAATCGTCTTCAATAATAGATTCTTCAAACTTAGGAAAATCCAATCCCCATTCTTTCAATTCATTCTCATCCCAATTATTAGCCAAGTCATCCCAATCCCATTCTCCAAATCCAACATTATCCTTGATTATAAATTCTCTTTGTTGTTGCTCGTTTAAATCTTCAGCTACAATAATTGGTATCTCTTGTAATCCAGCTTCAGCACAAGCACGTAAACGCATATTACCACCAAGAACAACCATATCTTTATTTACAACGATTGGTCTTAGTAATAACATCTTTGGGAACTCACGAATAGAACGAACAAGTTTTTTGAACTTATCGTCACGTATTACTCTCGGATTATCCGGATTGGGTAATACATCTTCTATATCAACAACTTCAATCATAGCTTATCAATTAAGTCATCAATCTTATTAATTACTTTTAGCTTCATTGTGTAACCGTTGCCACCAAGATCATCTACTTCGTTCAACTCACGAATAATCTCGATAAGCATCATAATCTCATCAATATTTTCGATACGTTCCTTTTTTTCTTGAGTCTTACTCACCGTCAATTTGTTTTAACTTACGTTCTGCCCAAGCGATACCTTCATCACCACCCCAAGCCAACCACATAAGACGACCACATCCATCACCAAGTTCACGTTGGCTATTTTGTTGATGACGCTTAAAAGCACTCATACGTGCAATAGTATCACGAGATATTGGTTCACGATTAGCTAATTGATTAGCACGAGCCTTGCCTACTGAAGTACCACAAGAACCCCATCCGTTTTCTTCTGCCCAACGTAAAGCAATCTTAGCGTTCTCGGTTGCTGCTTGAGGATAATCTGTGTAGCTATTTTCTTGATAAATTCCTTTTGCTAACAATGCCTTCCAAACACTTTCTGCTTTTTCTTTTGTATCATAGATGCAATCCGAGTTCCCAACTCGATACTTGCCATTTGAACATTTATAAACTGGCATTACTTTCTTTTTTTACGAACACGTTTTTTAGGTTGTTTATCTACTTGCTCATCTGAAGCTATTGTAGCTTTTACTACTGCATCGTCAGAAAACGCTTCTAAGAACTCTTGTACTATTGGAGAATCAGTAAACTTTTCTTCAGCAAAATCTTTTACCGGATCGGAAATTGTTTGATAAGCAGTTGGGTTTTCTTTTTCTTCTACTTGAGTATCGAACTTAGTAGCTAAGTACAATATTCGTACCATTTCGGTAACGCAAGACATACACCATTTGTTTACTGTGTAGTTAGCATCAATCTCTTGCTTATAAACGCTTTCAAGTTCTTCGACCTGGTTTCTTGTTAGATTAGCTATAAACCCAGCATCACGTAACGTGTACCAATGGTTTTTGTATTTATTTAAAATAGCTTTGTTAAGATAGTTCATACAATTTTTTTAATTAATATTGAAACGATACCAGCAATAAACCCAATCATAATAGATATAATGATAGAGTAGCTGAAATAATAAGATGAAAGCAAACCAATCCAAAATGATAGGCAATAGCCACAATCGAATGGTTTCAATCTGTATGGCACTTTAACATATTCGTAGCCTTTAACTTTTTTCCCAAGATTAAATTGCTCAAGCAAAAATCTTGATATGCCTTGAGGAATTTGAGTTATTTCAGCAAACCCAAAACCAACACAAGCACTACCGATAATTAGTAATAAATATTCAGTCATTGTCTTTTATTTTTGATTTAACATTTAGAATAG